GCGAGGGCTTGGGGGGAGGGGATGCTTCATAACCTCGTTCACACCTATTTTCAAAAAAATTTTCTAAAAATTTCTGGTACACTTTCCCTATGGCTCATCAATCGCCGAGAGTAGAGAAAACTACACCGTTGGCAGGTCTGAATGAGCGCGAGAAGAAGTTTGCGTTGTTTGTCGCAGAAGGTAAGAGCGCGACCAAGGCCACGCAGTTGGCGGGATACAGCACCAAGGGTAGTGGCACGCAGACGGATCGACTGCTACAAAGACCAGACGTGATCAACGCCGTGCATCACCTTCAGAGGCGGTACGAAGAGAGCATCGTCGCGAGCAGGAAGATGGTGCTTGAAGGCTTCCTTGAGGCGATTGAGCAGGCACGGTTGCAGGCTGATCCAGCGGTGCAGATTGCAGGTTGGCGAGAAGTAGGTAAAATGTGTGGGTATTACGCGCCGGAAGTGAAGGAAGTGAACGTGAACGTCGGCGCGAAGCGGATCATCGGCCAGTTGGAAGTGATGAGCGATGCGGAGCTTCTGGAAATGATTGAGAAGGACCGCGAAGCGATAGAAGGCGAAGCATTAGAAGTCCTGACTTCTTCGCCTGTGTCAGTCGATGAGTCAAGCTCTCCCGAAGCTTAACTCCGCGCAACGTGCGGAGTTGGCGAGTCGTGTTCTCGCACGACGGAACCTGATCCATTTTATTCAGCGCATGTACCCGCAGTATGAGGCGGGATGGGTGCATCACGACATCGCGGCACGGCTTGAGGCGTTCAGCAAGGCCGTAGTGGAACGACGCTCTCCGAGGTTGATGCTTCTCATGCCACCCCGGCATGGCAAGAGCGAAATGGCATCCATCAGGTTCCCCGCGTGGCACCTTGGGCATAACCCAAGCCACGAAGTGATCAACTGCGGCTACAACATGGATCTCCCGATGCGCTTCTCGCGGCGGGTGCGCGAGATCGTCCGCGATCCGGCCTATCAGGCGTTGTTCGAATCGTGCAAGATCGATCCGGAGAGCCAGAGTGCAGAAGCTTGGAACACTACGATGGGGGGAGGCTTCACGGCGGCGGGTGTGGGTGGTGGTATCACAGGCAAGGGAGCGCACGTACTCATCATCGACGATCCTATCAAGAACCAAGAAGAGGCCGATAGCGTCCTCACCAGAGATAATTTGTGGGAGTGGTACTGGTCTACGGCGTACACGCGTCTGGCCCCCGGCGGGGGAGTCTTAGTCATTCAGACGTGGTGGAACGACGATGACCTCGCAGGCCGTCTTCAGCTTCAGATGAAGGGCAGTGACGGTCATTCGGATCAGTTCGATGTGGTGAAGTACCCCGCGCTCGCAGAGAGCTTTGAGTATCTGCATGTCGAGGACAACAAGATTGAGCGGTTCACCGAGAAGTTGCATGATCCGGAGTTGCTGAGTCAGTTCCGATTCATCAGAGCGCCGGGAGAGGCGCTGCATCCGGAGCGGTACAGCGAGCAGATGATGCAGAACTACCGGGACAATATGCCCCGGCGTACGTGGTCGGCGCTGTATCAGCAGAATCCGGTGCCTGATGAGGGGATGTATTTCCAGAAGGAGTGGCTGCAGTACGAGGTCGTGTCACCGGCAGCGTTCAACCGCAACGTGTATCAGGCGTGGGACTTCGCGATTGGGGAGAAACAGACCAATGACTACACCGTTGGGGTCACGCTCGTCCAAGACGAGAACGATCATCTGCATCTGGTCGAGGTTGTGCGTTTCAGGGGTGATGCGTTTACCATCGTCGAAGAGATCGTTGATGCTGCTGTTCGTTGGGGATCGGAACCGACTGCACCCCTTACCCTCGGGTTTGAGGACGGACAGATCTGGAAGAGCATCAGACCGCTCTTGATGTCACGCTTTTCAGAGCGGGGGGTGTACCCGCCGTTCGAAGAGTTGAAGCCGCTCACCGACAAGATGGCGCGGGCGCGGCAACTGCAAGGGCGGTTGCAACAGAAGCGGGTGTGGATACCGCAGGACGCAGGATGGACTCAAGAAGTAGTGAAGGAACTGCTCAGGTTCCCCGCAGGCGCGCATGACGATATTGTAGATGCGCTGGCGCACGCGGTTAATTTGTGCGTGACCAAGGCACCGAAGTTGGCAAGGCGTGCACCGAGGCGGCTGAAGAGTTGGAAGGACAAACTCACGACGGCTGAGCAGGGTTCAAGCCATATGAGCGCATGAGTAACTTACTTCGTGAGAAGAGCGGTATGCGTCGGTTCAGAGTTCACTTGGACGGGATACTGATTGCGAACGGGTATCGGTGTAATGGGCATTACGACGTAGCGAACCATCTGTTCCCCGGCCCTGATGGGTTCGCCAAGGTGGCAAGTGTTGACCGGACGGATGGTAAGTACGAGTTGGTGCTGCTAGAGTACGACAACGCGCACATGGTCATCACGCCGCTGTGAGTATCTACGAAGACATTTGGGTAGCGGCGATGAAGAAGCACCTGTGCGGTGATGGCCGTGCTGTCGAGGAAATTTACGAGGAACTGAAATGCCAGTCGATACCGAGATTGCAGGAAAAGTGTGGCGGCGGTATGAGTACCTCCGTGACAACGGCCACAACGAGTTCATAGAGAAGGCCGAGAAGTGTGAGAAGTTCTTCCTCGGCTTGCAGTGGGACCCGCTTGACTTGGCGAAGCTGCGGGCGCAGCGACGCCCCGCGCTGACGATCAACAAGATCCTCAGCACGGTGAGCAACGTCCTCGGCGAGCAGATCTATAACCGGACGGACATCAATCTGCAGCCGCGCAGTGGAGCGCCTATTGAGACAGCGGAAGCGCTGACCAAGGTGTACCGGCAGATCAGCGACACCAACCAAGTTGATTGGAAGCGCGGCGACGTGTTCTGCGACGGCATCATCACCAGCCGTGGCTTCTTCGACGTACGCTTGGACTTCACCGATGCGATGGAGGGTGAGGTTCGCGTCGATACCCTGAATCCCAAGAACACGCTGATCGACGCCGACGCGGAAGAGTACGACCCCGACACGTGGAACGATGTGCTGCTCACCAAGTGGATGACTTGGGAGGACATCGCGATCCTGTACAACGAAGACGACGCGGAGCTTCTGAAGGGGCGCGACCAGAGTTGGTATCAGTATGGGTTCGACAGCATCGAGCGATCAAGAGATCGCTTTGGTCCGGACACGCAGCGCGGCTATGCGGAACAGGCGAGTCAGGACATCAACGTGCTGCGCAACATCCGCGTGATTGAGCAGCAGCAACGACGGATGGCGAAGCAGCGGCATCTGGTCGATCCCGTGACCGGCGATATGCGCCCCATCCCCGATGGGTGGAGTCGCGAGAAGATCGGCATGGTCGCCAAGGCGTACGGCCTGAACGTGGTGGAGAAGCTGATCAAGCGGATCAGGTGGACGGTGATCGCGGATAATGTCGTCCTGCACGACGCGTGGTCGCCGTTTGAGCATTTCACCGTGGTGCCGTTCTTCCCCTACTTCCGGCGCGGCAAGACGATGGGTCTGGTGGAGAACCTGCTCGACCCGCAGGAGTTGTTGAACAAGGTCACATCCCAAGAGTTGCACGTGGTGAACACCACGGCGAACAGCGGGTGGATCTTGAAGGAAGGCTCGCTGAAGAACCTCACCATTGAAGAGCTTGAGCAGCGTGGCGCGGAAACAGGGTTGGTGCTAACCTTGGCCGATGTCAACGACGCACAGAAAATCCAGCCTAACCAAGTCCCTTCGGGGTTGGATCGCGTATCGTACAAGGCCGAAGAACACATCAAGACGATTTCGGGCGTCAGCGATTATCAAACAGGCGCGGCTCGCGAGGATGTGTCGGCTAAGGCTGTACAAGAGAACCTCAAGCGCGGATCGCTTAATCAGGCGAAGTCAACTGATAGTCTGAACCGGACCGACTACATGCTTACACGCATGGTGCTGAGTCTGGTGCAGAACTTCTACACTGAGCCGCGACTGATCAATATCACGCACAACAAGATGACGGGCGAGCAAGCTCAGGTCGAGATCAATCAGCCCACCCCTGAAGGCGAGATTGTCAATGACATGACGATTGGCGAGTACGACATCGTGATCACGTCAGTGCCGCATCGGCAGACGCTTGAGACAAGTCAGTTCGAACAGGCGATCTCACTTCGTGAGCAAGGCATTCCGATCCCCGATGATGTGATCATCGAGCATTCGTCACTGTACCGGAAGAACGACATCCTGAAGAAGATGGCCGAAGCGGCGCAGAGCGACGAGGCGGTGCATCAGGCCGAAGTGCAGAAGATGGGCGCGGAGCTTGAGTTGGCGAACCTGAAGGCCGAAGCGGCGCGGGTTGAGGCCGATGCAGTGCTGAAGCAGGCCAAGGCGCAGAAGGAAACGACGGCCACTGCCATTGCGATGAAGGAAGCGCAAGGCGGCGGCACGGATGCGATGAAGGCTCAGGCCGAGATTGAGCAGAAACAGGCCGAAGGACAGATAACGCTTGAGATCAAGCGCATGGAGTTGGCGATCAAGCGCGAGGAACTGGCTCTGAAGAAGGAAGAAATGCTCCTGAAGCAGCAGGAAGCGCAGATGGGGCTGCAGGTGAAGGCTGCGAACGCGCAAGCGGACGTACAGATCGCAGGGAAGAAGGTGCAACAGCAGGATCAGATGCACAAGCAGAAGATGCAACAGCAGCAACAGGCTCAAAAACTGAAGGCTAAACAGGAGAAACGCAATGGCTGACCAAGAAGTAGTGGATCGTGGTGACAATTTCGCGCCGACAACCATCGAAAAGGAGCCTGAGAAGGTCGCAAACACCATTGAAGAGCTGAAAAACGACCCCGAAGTCAAAGAAGTCGTTGAAAAAGGCGAAGAAAAGGCTGAAACGACGGAAGAAAAGCCCAAAAAGGGCGATTTCATCCCTCGCGACCGCTTTAACGAGGCTGTACAGAAGGAGAGGGCTAAGGCTGAGGCTGCGCAGGCCCGAGCGAAGGATCTTGAGGCTCAGTTAGTCACCCAAAAGGTGACGGAAGATGTAGTCGAAGCGCAGAAGGCGGTGAAAGATCTCATCAAGCAGCGCAATTCGCTGCTCGCGGATGGGGATCTGGACAAGGCGGGCGAGGTAGACGAGAAAATCTTCGCTATGCAGGAAGCCATCGCTGAGCGCAAGGCTGAAGCGAAGGCTACGGCGCTGAAGGAAGCGACGAAAGAGGAAGTTCGCTACGACGCCGTGGTGTCGAGGCTGGAAGCGGAGTATCCGCAGATCAATCCGGAAGCGGAAGAGTATGACGCGGACTCCGTAGCCGAGATCCGCGCCCTCATGCGCGGGTATCAGGCCGAAATGGGGCTGACGCCATCAGCGGCGCTTGCCCGTGCGACGAAGCGAGTGTTTGGCGCTCCCGTCGCAGCCAAGACGGATGATAAGATCGCTGAAGACGCAGGTGTGCGTCGGAAGCAAGAGGCAACGGAGCGGAACGTCAAGGCCGCTGCGGCGCAACCGGCGTCCCAAAAGGATGTCGGGCTGGATCATGACAAGAAGGGCGGTGGCTTGGATGCCAAGACGGTCATGAAGATGTCGTACTCGGAGTTTTCCAAGCTAGGTGAAGATGTTCTGGCGAAAATGCGTGGTGACACTTTCTAGGAGATCGACATGGCTGCGAAGAAGAAGGGTAAGGGCAAGGGCGGTAAGGGTTGTTAGTTTGATCTGGATCAAGGGAGAGTGGATCTCCCTTGATCCACATTAAGGAAATACCATGGGCGAGATCCGCAACACACCGCAGAATCCGTACGCAGCGTACGCAGCAGAGGGGTTGCGTTCGATGCGTGATGCGCTCGACGTAGTGCCGTTGCCGGAAATGCTTGGTGGGGGCTTGGGCAAAGCCCTGATCGGCAAAGCCCCTGAAGAAGTGACAGAGTGGTCGTACGGCAATTCGCCGCTGCGACAGAATCCGACACATACCCCGTATCTGCCGCAGTTGAAGCAGGAGCGGGCGCAGGGCGTAGCCGATGTGGCCTTCCTGCCGGGGGCCGAAGCACTGGCGGTGGGGAAGTTGGCCGGGGCGGGGCTACGCAAGGGCTACGACGCGGCGATGTCGGGAGCTACCAACGTCGGGCGGCGGGAGTTCTTGAACAAAGCCGGGGCGGTGGCCGGGGCAGGAGCCGTCGCCGCAGCCGTGCCACAGGTGGTGAAGCAAGTCGCGAAATTGGCCGACGCGCCCGTGGAGTCTGCCGTGGCGAAACGTGCCGCAGGATCTGCAGCAGTCAAGGCTGCAGCCAGAGCGGCAACGCCGCATGAGTTCTACGCCGCACTGCGGGTGATCGATCACGACGCGGAGACTGCGCTGAACGAGATCAACCGCAGCTACATGGGTCGGCTGAAAGAAGCGAGCCACGCGGACTACAACGATTGGATCAAGACACCGGAAGGGCGTGATTACTTCAACAGCATCGGCCCCTCGGATGGGGAAATGCCGCACTGGACGGATGTTGCTGCACCGGACTATCGTCCGCGTTCAGCGCCGTTGGAAGAGCAGATGCAGAAGGAAGTACAGGCTGCGCGAGCGCGGCAGAGGGCTGGACATGATCAGGTGATGGCTAAGCCTGAACATAAGGGTTATATGTCACCGGCGCAGGAAGAAGAGATGTTCTTCACTGGTGGTAGGGGCGAGTTGGACAACTACTACCGCAGGATCGGTGCTTTACCGGAGGAAGAGGTAGACGCGTTGGTGCGGAAGGGTGGGCAGTACATCGATCCTCGTACCGGCCTGCACGCAGTGTTGGACTCGCGGCAGAACCTGACTTGGTTCAGCCCGCGCACTGGGGATGCAGCGGCGCACCCGCATTGGGTGAACGACAACCCCCGGTTGCCCGAGCGGCACACCTTCGATCCGAGGCAGATGGATTATTCGTACTAGGGCTTGACCTAGTGCGTGGTAAGTAGTACAAAGGCAGTAATTCGTCACGCAGGACGTAAAACTGCAGCTTCGCGGGTAGCAGCGTCATTAGCTACGCACTCAACGGGTAGTATTCATTCACTTTTTGAGGAGTAGCCAAATGGCACTTACCAATTTTGGATTGCTCACGACCGAGCAAAAAACGATTTGGTCGATGGACCTGTGGAAGCAGGCCCGCAACATGTCCTTCGTGAATCAGTTCCTCGGCAATGGCCCGAACTCACTGATTCAGCACATCACCGAACTGAAGAAGAGCGAGAAGGGCGCACGCGCTGTCATCACGCTGCTCGCTGATCTGGAAGGCGACGGTATCGCCGGGGATCGTTCGCTGGAAGGCAACGAAGAGGCGATGAAGGCGTACGATCAGGTGATCCGCATCGATCAGCTTCGCCACGCGAATCGGATCGAAGGTCGGATGGCCGATCAGAAGTCCATCGTCGAGTTCCGCAACAACAGCCGCAACGTCCTCGCGTACTGGCTCGCTGATCGCGTCGATCAGATGGCCCTGCTCACCATGGCGGGTTACAGCTACGCCAAGGCGAACAGCGCGATTGGTACCAACCGTGTTGGCTCCGATCTGCAGTACCTTGAGTTCGCAGCGGATGTCACCGCGCCGACGAGCAAGCGTTTCGGTCAGTGGGACATCGGTACACCGAACCAGATCGTTTGGGGTACGGGTACTTCGGCTGTCGCCGCGACTGATCTGCCGACGTGGGAACTGTTCATCCAAGCCAAGGCGTACGCGAAGGACCACTACATTCGCGGCGTGAAGGAAGCGGGCGGTGAGGAAACTTACCATGCGTTCCTGACTCCGACCGCGATGTCGAAGCTGAAGCTGGACCCGATCTATCGCGACAACCTGCGTTATGCGCAGCCGCGTGGTGACGGCAACCAACTGTTCGCGGGTGGTTCCTCGGTCAAGATCGACGGCATCTATCTCCATGAGCATCGTCACGTACCGAACACGCGCTTGTCGGCGTCGGGTTCGAAGTGGGGCGGTGGTACGGTTGATGGCTCCGTCATCCTGTTCTGTGGCGCGCAAGCCCTCGGTATGGCCGACCTCGGAAATCCCGAGTGGGTCGAAGAAGAGTTCGACTACGGCAATCAGTCGGGCATTTCGGTGTCGAAGATTCTCGGCTTCAAGAAGCCGGTGTTCTACAGCCAGTACGAAGGTTCGGCTGAAGACTTCGGCGTCCTTTCCATCTACGTCGGAGCGTAATCATCATGGCGAAACTTATTGCTGCGCGTGGCTCGCAAAACGTTCAGTGCTCGGAGTTCATCTTCAGCTACAACGACACGATGAAGGATGTCAATGGCGCGGAGAAGACCTTCGGTTCTGTCTACACCGATGCGGGCAACTTCGAAATCATCAATCTGCCGGTAGGTGCGCAGATCGTTGGTGGCGATGTCGTGGTGGAAACGCAGGGTGTAGGCCCGACTGCGTACTCCATCAACCTTGGCACTTCGGGCGGCGCGGCGATTCTCGCCTCGGCGTTCGATCTGAAGGGTGCGGTGAATGCTCGTACGGCGCTGCTGCTGACGACCCTCACGGGGGCGACCAGCAACAACACCGGCCTGAACATTCGCATGGCGGTCACTTCGTCTGTCGCGAATGCGTCGGCGGGCAAGTTCCGCATCACCGTACTGTGGAAGCTCGACGGTCGTATGCAAGAAGCGGTCCCGGCGTAATCGCAGCGACTGTGCGGTAAACTAGGGACTGAGGCCACAAGCCTCGGTCCCTATTCACATCAATCGGAGAAAACGCAATGCCCATGTTTACTCTAAACAGGAACTACACCCTCTCGACCACCAAAGGTCATTCGATCACGTTCAAGAAGGGTGAGAAAACGTACGTGCCAGATGGCATCCTCGCGGAAGCCATCGCCATCGGTGCGACTCCTGAAGTACCCCTCGACGTTCTGCCGCCAGAAACTCCGGAGCGGAAGCAACTCGCGGATGAAGAATTGCGGGCGAAGATTTTCGCTGCGTTTGAGAAGATGCTGCTACGTAACAACCGTGGCGACTTTTCTGCGAGCGGAGCGCCGAACCCGAAGAAGCTGGAAGAAATGATCGGTGTTGATCTGCCGCAAAAGATGCGAGACACGCTTTGGGTAGAGTACAACACGCTGAAGTCCGAGGAAGCTAATCAAGCGTAGGAGGGGTGGTGGACTCTACAGGGGTCGTTGAGTATTTCCGGTCGCAAATAGTAGATCAGAACCGACCGTATCTTTGGTCGGATGCAGAAGTCATCACCTATCTGGACGATGCACAGAAGTGGTTCTGTCGCAAGACCGAAGGCATCGGTGACGTATCGACCCCTGAAGTAGTCAACATTCCTATCGTGACGGGTGAGATTCTTGCGAAGGCTCACCCATCCATCCTTACCTTCCGGCTCGCACTGCGTGCTTCTGACGGCGCGAAGATCGACATCATCAACCACACCGATGTGCGGTCGTGGTCGAACACCACCGGACGCGTCACGCAGATGATCGTCGGGATGGAGAATGGTGTCGTGCGTTGGGGTGCAACGCCTCAAGAAGACGACGAAGCGAATCTGATGGTGTACCGTCTGCCGCTCGACGACATCACGGATTTCGACCAAGAGTTAGAGATCGAAGCCAAACACCACATCCATCTTGTAGATTGGATGCGGCACCTTGCCTACCTCAAGGACGACACCGAGGTTTTCGATAAACAGGCTTCTGATCGTGCCGAGCGCATCTTCAATGACTACTGCGACCAAGTGGCTGCAGAGCAGCGCCGCTACAAGCAGAAGCCGCGTGCCGTTGCCTATGGTGGGATATGAACGAACATGCACCGGAGCTTCTATCTTTTACGTTTTGGGTGATCACTGTTCTTGGGGCGCTGATCATCGCGCTTTTTGGCGTCGGGATACAGTTTGTACGATGGGCGGTGAAGCGTTATGAAGAAGGAGCCGCCGAAGCGCAGAAGCGGCTGAATGATCGCCTCGACGTTCAGGATGCCACGTTGAAGTCGATCAAGGACTTCATGGCGAAGGAGTTGTACGAGTTGCGTGAGTGGTTTCACCGACTCGACAAGGACGTACTGGTCTTGCGCGAGCGTGAGCAACGCAACGGTGTGCAGTTTCGCCACGACGATTTCAAGCATGACAAATGATCGCCTCGCACGCCATCATCAAGTTCATCAAGGGCTACGAAGCTTGCAGGTTGGAGCCGTATCTTGATGCAGGTGGGAAGTGGACGATTGGTTGGGGTCACTTGATGCAGGAGTCTGATCCGCACGTGTCGATCACGCAGGAGGAAGCGGACAGCCTGTTCGAACTGGACTTGATGCGCTTCGAAGAGGGTGTGACCGGCTTGGTGACGACGGACCTTCGGCAGCATGAGTTCGACGCACTGGTGTCGTTCGCTTTCAACTGCGGCTTGGACATTGACGAAGATCAAGTCGCGGAAGGCTTGGGTGATTCATCCTTGCTCAAGTTCGTAAACCAAGGGCAGTTTGCAAAGGCCGCGTGCGAGTTTACAAAGTGGGTCAGGGCGGGGGGCAAGGAAGTGATGGGGCTGTATCGCCGTAGGTGCGCGGAGCAAGCGATCTTCCTTCTGGCCGAGTACGTGCGATGAAACGAAGCCACGACACCACTATGTTGTTAGTCATCGCCATCGCGCTGTTCGCTTTGGCAGCGGTGGGGCTGTGGTACGTTTATGACGCGACAGTTACCGGATTGATTGTACGGTGGCCCATATGATCATTTCTTGGACCAACGCTGTCTTGGTGATCTCGGGCCTTCTGGTTCTCTTCCTTCTTGGGCGGTGGCACGCAGATAAGAAAAATCCTTACGATGTGCGTGATCTGCTGATGGATCAAACGACACGCAAGGCGGCGCTCGACAAGCACATCCTGTTGTGGTTTGCCGGGTTGAGTGGGTGGGTAGTGGTGACATGGACGCTGGACGGCAAGAACGTCGAGACTCTGCTGTTGGGTGTGCTGGCGGTGTTCATCGTTAATCGTGCTGCAACAAAGGCCGTGGATGCTTACGTAGCAACGCGCCCCGAAGGCAGCGAAGAGCCACGTGAGATCGAAAGGAAGTGACATGGAGATTCTGCTCATCGTACTTCTGGTCCTCGTCCTTGGCGTGATCTTTTTCCTGTGGAAGCGCGGCGCGCTGAAGGTGGACAAAGACAAGATGCAGAACGTGACCGACCGCGTGCGTGAAGAAGTGGACAAGATTCGGAAATGATGTTCTACGTCCTCGCCATTGTGTTGATGGTTGGCGGGTCGAGCTTCGCCACATGGCACGTCACTTCAGGCTACTACCAGATGAAGGAGGACCGCGCCATAGCGGAGGGTGTAGCGGTTGAAGCGGCGAGGCGTGCGGACATTGCAACGAAGCTGGCCGCACTAGAGCGGGAGAAAGCAAAGATACAAGAGATCGAAGTAATCAAGTGGAAGACCATCAAGAAGGAGGTCGAGCGTGTTGTCCAATCTGATCCGGTGTATGTGCGCCTTGAGTGCCGCGTCACTGATGATGGGGTGCGCGTCTACAATGCCGCAGCCCAAGGCTTGCAGTTGGCAGTTGCCACCGGAAAAGATGCAACCGTGTCCCAAGAGCCTCCCCCTGCTAAAACAGGGGGCGTTGTTGGGCGACCTTCTGGAGACAGCGGTAGCAGCGTCAGGCCAGTACCACGAATGTAGGCTAATGCACGATGAACTCATAGCTGCGGTACAGGTACACGCAGCCGTGTGTAAATAAAGGAGTGATCATGGGATTGCATACTGACTTTGTTGCGAAGCTGCGTGCCGTTGCTGATGCGTTGGAAGCTCTTGATGGTCCAGCCATCCCTGCTCCGGAGTGGATGTCGCAGATTCCGGCAGGGTTTGATGAGAAGTTCTACTTGACCAAGTACACCGACGTTGCTGATGCGGTGAAGGCGGGGTACTTCGTCAGCGGCGCGCATCACTACGTCACCAATGGTCGCGCAGAGAATCGGGCAATCTCCGCGAGTGTGCAACCGCCCCCGCCGATTCCTGTGCCGTTGCCAGTACCACCGACTGCGTGGGAACCGGCAGAGCGGTACACCAGTGTGTCGAATTTCCGCGAAGTGTTGTCGGCACACACAGACTTCTCGTACGGCATCAATCTCGACAACAAGGATGCGTTCGAAGATGGCAAAGGGCGCTTTGGCCCCGCCATGAACTACTACACGTGGCCCGATGGTTCGGTGCGACAAGGTACAGCACCGGAAGGGATGTTGCCCACACGTCGCCCCGGCGATGCGTTGCTTGCCTCGTACAAGAGCATCGATGCGCTGCAAGAAGACGTACGGCTGGTGAATTGGTCGTGGGCGGTGCTGCTTGACGGTGAGCCGGTCGTTGGCGGCTTCAAAGCAACTCCACCGGCAGAATACGTCACGCGGAACGGACGATTGGAAAAGGTATGATCCGTTACTGGCTGTTTGGTGCGTTGCTCGGGGCGGCGACTGTGCTGTTCGCGCAGATTGCCGTACCACCGACGACCAAGACGCTGACAATCACCGGGATGTGTGAAGGCACGACTTGGAAAGCGTACAGAACGAAGACTGATGACCTGTGGGTCGGGTGCGGAGCAGCAGTCCCACCGGCAAAAGCGGTGGAGTTGCGTGAATACTACGTTGTGCCGTCCGGTGGGCCAAGAAAATGATCCCGTGGTGGGGGCCACCGCGCCCGCCTGTGGTCACTGATCTGTCAGAGGTAATCGCCCGCCTCGACAGGTTGACTCTCGTAGTGAATGGGCTTGTCGTAAAAGGAGATCGCATCATGGCAACGACGCAAGAACTGTTGGACGCAGTAACCGCACTGGCGACGGCATTCGCGCCGCTGCCCGCTGCGATTGACGCACTGGAAGCTGCAGTTACGGCTGTTCCCGGCATTCCCGCTGCGGATCAGGCGAACATCGATGCGGCGTTGACCGCCGTCAAGAATCTCACCGCTGGTGTCGTCGCGGCTGTTACCGACGCGACTGACGGTACCGCAACCTAATAGGAGCAAGACATGGCTTCGGCAAACGCAAACGGCAGCACCTTCAACATCGATGTGCACAGCATCCATCGCCGGTATAACCGGATGCTGGTCGAAATCACCAAGTCGCAGTCGTCGGGCATTTCGCAGACGATGCCGTTCGATGTGGTGCGGATCGAAAGCTACGTCAACGCCATGAATCAGTTCATCGACTTCGTGGTGGGGCAACCGCTGCTCGACTGTCCGGAAACTGGCCCGACCGAGATCGCGCTGCAAGCGAATCCGGCGGTGCCGTACATCGAGAACGAATCGGCGTACGACGTGATGCAGTTGATCCAGATCGCTCGCGACGAGATCGCTGCTTCGCAGTCGAGTCGTATCCCGACCAATTTGGTCAGCTTCGACTATCAACGGCAGAAGAGTTATCTGCAGAAGATCACGAACCTGCTCGCTTACGTCAAGAATGCGGAACCGCTTGATCTGCCGGAATCGTCGCCGTCGCAAGCGATGACGGGGCCGGGACATCTTGGGGTTAACCCGTGATTGTACTGACTGACGAAGAGCGTCAGCCATGTGAAGTGTGGACACGGGTGATGGGCTACCATCGCCCTGTGTCCTCCTTCAACATCGGCAAGAAAGGTGAGCATCTTGAGCGTAAGATGTTTCGTGAACTGCCTCTAGGAGAAACGAATGCGACTGTCCGATGCTAGTCCGCACCGTGATCCGCAGCCCAAACTTCCGCACGAAGTGAAGGTAGCGAAACAAGTGCGACAGATTCACCATGCAATCGTGAAACCGCAGAAGCCGCAGTGGCCTGCGCCGACTCTTTCTGTAATGCTTCCTGACGCAGAGTAAACAACATGGCGGCGAAGAAACTCAATCTGGTTTTTCGGCAGGGCGAAACCTTCCTTCGGATTATCAGGTGGGAGACTAAGCCGTATGTCTACAAGGCAATCACCGCGATCTCCAAGGCCGCACCCGTAGCGATCACCGCTACGGGTCACGGCCTGAAGACGGGATGGCGAACCGCTATTGTCAGTGTGCAGGGCATGACGGAGATCAACGCCGTCAACACGCCCCCGCGTGACAACGAAATGAAGCAAGTGACGACAACGGGCAATGACACGCTCACCATCAACGACATCAATAGCTCGGAGTTCTCCACCTACGCGTCCGGTGGGTATCTGCAGTTTTATACGCCGGTCAATCTGGCGGGCTACACCGCCCGCATGACGGTGCGTAACCGCGTCGGTGGAACGACGCTGACGACGCTGACTTCGGGCGCTCCTGACAACAGTTTCGCTATCGACACCAACAACAATACGATTACGTTGACTGTGACGGCGTTGGCTACTGCTGCGTTCACCTTCGTATCGGGGGTGTACGATTTGGAAATGGTTTCCCCGACCGGGGCCGTCACGACGATCTACTACGGGTCCGTGACCGTGACGAAGGAGGTCACGACGTAATGGCCCAAGCAATGTGCACTAGCTTCAAGGTTGAGCTTCTCAAGGCTCAGCACAACTTCTTGGCGTCGGGCGGGCATACCTTCAAGTTCGCGCTGTTTACGTCGAGCGCAACACTGGACGCGACCACTACGGCGTATTCCGCGACCAACGAAGTGTCCTCGGTCAATTACACGGCAGGGGGATTTACGCTCACCAACGTCGATCCGAGTTCGTCTGGAACGACTGCGTTGACCACCTTTTCTGCGAACCCTACGTGGTCGAACGTGACGTTCACAGCCTCGCAAGCTTTGATCTACAATACCAGTGCAAGCAATAAAGCTGTCGCCGTTCTTGACTTCGGCGGCAGTCAACCTGTCACAGCAGGTACGTTCACGGTGAACATCCCTTCTGCGACTTCAACCACCGCTATCCTGCGGCTAACCTAGAGGCAAAAGATGAACGACCAAATGGAGCAAATGGTAACGACGACTCTTGGCGATGTTCCCAGTTCCGATCTGCATTGGACGAACGCGGAAGAAGACAGGGGCGATGTTGTTGTCGTGACCCGCGAGTGGATTTACCAAGGTAGTGATCCTGAGAAGGCTGAGCATGTCGGCAAGATGGTTCGGCGCGATGTGTGGGCCACTTTCAAAACCGGCCTTGCGACACAGGTTGCAGGCGACTTGTAGGAGTAACAAATGGCTAATACTGCTGCAATCTGCAATTCGTTCAAGACGGAGCTTATGCTCGGCGCGCATCAGTTCGGCAGCGTGACGATTGTCTCGCGTACGAGCTTAACTTCGCCAACGACAGACGCGTTCAAGATCGCGCTGTATCAAACTTCGGCGACTCTGAACAAGACTACGACGGTGTACTCAGCGACGGGCGAAGTGTCGAGCGCCGGATACACGGCTGCGGGGGCGGCAGTGACGAACGGCAACGCACCGGCGAATGCATCGGACGTTACGTATTGGACGCCAAGTGCGAGCGTGTCGTGGTCGGGCGTGACGTTCACCACCGACTGCGCGTTCCTCTACAACGACACGCAGGGTGACAGAGCGGTGGCGGTGTTCACGTTTGGCTCGCAGTCGCCTTCAGCGGGTAACTTCACACTGACGATGCCGACCAACGACCAAACGACGGGCCTGATCCGTATTGCGTAATGACCGAAGCGGAAGAGGTTCTGCAGTGGCTTCGCGATCTTACCGTTGAGGCACAGCAATCCGTCAACTTCTTCGAGGGCTTTCGCATAAAACATGCAACGTTGCTATCTGAAGTTGAGCACGTTCGTGAGTTGGTTTCGAAAGCCTTGGAGTGGCGGGTTGCTGGCTTACTGATGGCTAAGAATTTGCATGGCCCCGATGAGGCATCTGCCAGAGCGGGGTTAGCTGCTGCAGAATCGAATCTTCGTGCCGCGATAGATACGTTGTTGGAAGAAACGCTGCATCCCTCTAAGCCTATTGGCAGGGAGTCGTAATGGGGCTGACCTACAACTTCGCATCCTCTGATACAGGTGCGCCGACGATCAACAACACAGCGGGTGGGTTGATCACGCTGCTCGACGCGTGTTTGGTCAACGGGTACAACTCCAAGACGGTCACGATTACGCGCAGCGGCTCAACAGCGACTGCAAGCTGTACGTCGCACGGTTTCCGTAACGGGCAGATTCTCAAGCACACAGGTGCGGGGCAGACCGAGTACAACATCGAAGCGCGCATCACCTACATCGATGCCAACTCGTATTCGTATCAGGTAACAGGCACGCCCGCTACACCCGCTACAGGCACCATCACTGCCATCGTCGCGCCGCTCGGGTGGACCAAGCCGTACACCGGCACCAACCTCGCAGCGTTTCGGCAGAAGGCAGGTACGAATCAGTTTTACCTCCGTGTGGATGATTCATCTGCTACGGATACGTATCTGCGCGGGTACGAAGTGATGACGGCTATCTCTACTGGTACGGGCGACTTCCCCACCGCTGCGCTGTTAGCTGGAGGATCAACTGTCTACAAGAGCAGCAACGCGACAAATCGTCCGTGGAAGCTATGGAGCGACGGAAAACTTTTTCATCTACTGATTGCGTCTGGGGCAACCGCATGGACGGATTCGGCGCAGGGGAGTGCATTCTCTTTCGGTGACTTCATCAGCTACAAAGCGGGGGACGCGTACAACACTTTATTGATGGCGTCCACCAGTACGAGTTCCACAGGGTCAGGTTGCTATTGGCAATCAGTAAGTAATTCTGTTGGCAGTACGTGTTACGGATGTTATGTCGCGCGTAATGCAGCAGGCACAGGAGCAGCGTACCTATGCCCCAAAACGAACGGCGCATTTATGTCTGTTTCTAACTATATTGGTAGTACGTCATTTACGACGAACTACCCTGACCCGGTTCATGGGGGGATGAACTTGTCGCCTGTGTTCATAGGTAATGAACCAACAACGGGATCATACGGAATTCGTGGGTATATTCAGGGATTGTGGGGATGGATGCATCTGAACTCATGGGCGCAGGGGGACACATTCACCGGAGCAAATGGCACCGAGTTAGCAGGACGTACGTTCGAACAAGCTTCGCCATATACCAATGCCTACATAGTCTTGGAAACCTCCGACACATGGGGTGGTTTAAGTGGCTGATAAAGGCACACTGACGCCGGGAGTTCGCGGGTGTAGGTATAGGGGGAAGAACCCCGGTCCTTCGTATTTCAGTAATACTAGAAATCGATGGGCCACAGACCAAACAGGTACGTTGTCAGGCACCGTCAAAGAGTCTGGCGTGGCGCAGATTGGCGTCATCGTGCGACTGTACTGGCGACCGAACGGATTGCTAGTGGGTAGTACCTTCACAGATCAGTACGGAGCATGGTCGTTCTCAGGACTTATCAAAGGCACTGATGGCGATACGAACTACGTCGTCATCGCTCTCGATCCGCCCACAGGAACGCAGTACAACGATGCGATCAAGGCGTTGTTGTCACCGGGGTAATCCGTGGCGTACTCGCCGCCGTCATATAACGCCGTCGAGCTTCTTCTAGCCGATTCGTACACCCCGCCAGCGTATAACGGGGTAGAGCTTCTTCTTACTGACGCCACCAACGTAATACAGCCCCTTGAGGGGTTTGCCGCCGCTGTATCGCAAGGCACGATCACGGCAGGATGGTCTGGCGGAACAATCTCGCAAGCACTGACGGGGCAGAGCCTCGCGGTCAGTCGCGGCGATATGACCGCGGAAGTTACGGGTGGGGCTTACACACAGCCCCCGGCGTACAACGCGGTCCACATCACCTTCGCAGATGCGTACACAGTACCGGCGTACAACGCTGTAGCGTTAGAGTTTAATCTTGGTTACACCGGCGAGAGTGGGATCGACCAAGCCCTGACGGGGCAGAGTGTAACGATCTCGCAAGGTACGCTGTCAGCGTCATCGACTAGCAGCGTTACTCAAGCCCTGACGGGGCAAAGCGCAACAGTCAGTAGGGGCAGTTTTGGTACAGGCATCGGCCTCAGTGGTCTGAGCGCCACAGTCTCCAGAGGCGCGCTTGGCACTGGCATAGGGCTGACAGGGCAAGGTGTAACGATCTCGTATGGGACGTTGACACCGCAGTTGGGGAGTAACGTTTCCCAAGCCCTGACCGGCCAAGCTGCCACGGCCAGCTACGGCAACCTCGCCCCCGGCTTGAGCATTGCCCTGTCTGGCCTTTCTGCGGCCTTTGGACGGGGCAACCTAGCTCCGACCTACCTTGCGAGCCTCAGCGGCCTTTCTATGGCCTTTGGGCAAGGTACGCTCACACCCAGTACAAGCGTCAACGGTGGTGCAACGCTGAGTGGTATGGAGCTTACCGTAGCTCGCGGCGTGATGGCTGCAAATTCCGGTGTAGGAGTGAACGTAGTTCTCACAGGGCTGAGTGCTACGACGGGGTATGGATCGTTCGGTGTGGCGCTCGTAAAAGCCCTCACAGGGCAGAGCGCAGCAGTGTCGTATGGCACGTTGGGTAAGGGCATCGCACCCTCCTTGACAGGCCACAGCGTTACGATGTATTCGGGTATCATCACTCCTGCGGCGTCAAGCAGCGTGACGGTGCCTCTTGTGGGTCAAAGTATGACAGCCGCATACGGCTTCATGCGCTTTGAGGGACGCGACCGAGGCGATCTTCAGTTGTGGGCAAAACTGGCGGTCGAAGAGTTGGTGGTCCGCACCGAAGCTGAAGAGGAAGAAGCATGGCTATAACGCACGCCAAGTCGAACACCATCGGCGACTTCACGGGGACCGTCACCGTACTCAACAGCCAAGGCTCCACCGCCACGGCTAATGCGACGGACCTGATCCGCCCCGGCGATTGGAACAGCGCCCACGCGCACATCATCACGCTGTCGGGCAACACATCAAACTCAAGCGTCATCAGCGGCACCAACATCGTATGGCAGGGCGGCAACAACATTACCTTGTCAGGTAGTACCGCAGCGGATGCAGCGACTGTCGTCATCAGTGCCGGTGCGGGCGGTGGTTCGCAGACGTTGGGCATGTCCAACCTCGGCAATACCGTAGGCACGTCCGGTGTGATCTCTGCCGCAGCCGTGCGGATGCTGTTCGCCGGGGGTAACAACATCACCCTCAGTCAGTCGATCAACGGCGCGAGCGCGACCGTGACGATCAGCGGAGCCGCTGCGCCCACGGTGTACAGCAACACGTTCGGGATGTCGAACCTTGGCAACACGGTCGGCACTTCCGGGGTGGTATCAGCCTCGCAGGTTCGGGTGCTTTTCGCGGGCGGTAACAACATCACGCTCTCGCAGTCCACCAACGGTGCTTCGGCCACGATCACGATCAGTGGCCCCAATACCGTAGCACAGACGAATCAGTCGATGGGGTTGTACGCCTCGTCGCAGACGCTTGGGCAGTCGTCATCCTCGACGGTGGATGCTCGCAGCTTGAGCATCGTTGGATCGGGCGGCGCGTCGGTCGGGATGAGCGCAGGCAGTCTGCTCATCTACGCACCCCCTGCGGGTGGAGCCACGGGTGCGCTCACAGTTGGCGTTTCGACAGGCGGCAATACGTCGAACGCGTCGGGGATGGTGTCGGCGCAGATGGTGCTCGCCGGGGGCAACAACATCACCCTGTCGGGATCAGTCAACGGCCAGAGCCTTACCGTCAGCATCGTTGGTGGTGGCGGTGGCGGCGCAGCCGTCACCATGTTGTCGTACCAACCCCGGCAGTTGGGCGCATCGACCACAACCGCGTGGACGAACAATCAGATTTGGATGGCCCCCTTCCGCATCGAACCGGGGATGGCGGTGCAAGCCAGTACGTTGATGTACTTGCAATCGCTCGGCGGGACTTACACCAGTGCGGTGACGGCGGGCCACTACGAAACGATGTCATGGTGCATCTACACGCAGCACGCGACCAACAAGAGCCGTTTCGATTCGGCGTCGTCAAGTAGCTTCACTTGGAACGTGTGGAACAGTGGCACCACCAGCGCTTCCTATGCCTACAACGGGGCTACGTCATCGAGCGGCGCGACCGGCATCTTGACGCAAGTCAGTGGTGTGCGGATGATGAATATCCCGCTCAACCTCACGCTCACTGAGGGGCTGTACCTGATGGCGATGGGCCTTAGCACCAACTCATCCAACTACTCAGGTCTGATCTCGCGTTACGCTATGTACATGGATGCCCCCGCACTGGTCGCCATGGGCAGTGGGTTCGGCAGTGCGGCGGCGACCAACATGGGGTTCCAAGACGCGGGCAGTTACGGCACCACTTCAGCGGCAATGCCATCTTCTGTGGTACTCAGTGACATCAAGCAGCACAGCAATCTTGTTCCCTTCTTCAAAATGGGCGCAATCTAATGAATCCGCAAATCATCAGCAGTTACGATGGAGGTCGGCACAACGTCGATCTCGACAAAACTGTATCTCGGTTAGAGAAAAATGCTGCGTATAAGGATTTGTCCACCGTCATCATCATTCCTGCTCTCGGCAGCATCCCCACCAAAGCGGTTGCCTCATGGTGGAATATGTATACCCCGCCGAATCAGAAATGCGCCAAACTGTTCGCTGTGGGTATGGAGGTCGGGGAAGCGTACTCGCGCACAATCGAATCGATTTTGGCGCATCCGGATTTGAAGAATTGGAAATACGTGTTGACGTTGGAACACGACAACGTACCGCCGCCTGATGGGCTGATCAAGTTATTGGAGAGGGCCGAAGCGAATCCAGACTTCAGTGCCATCGGCGGTCTGTACTTCACGAAGGGTGAAGGCGGTGTGGCGCAGATTTGGGGGAACGTTACTGAGTTTCCGCTGAACTTCAAGCCACAGCGTCCGGTGCAGGATGCGTTGGTGGAGTGTAATGGAACGGGGATGGGCTTCACCCTGTTCAGGATGTCGATGTTCAAAGACGAGAGACTTCGTAAACCTTGGTTCAGAACGACTGCGGATACGCAGAACGGGATGTTCACGCAAGACCTCTATGCGTGGACTGACTTCAAAAAGCATGGTTATCGGTGCGCGATCGATTGCAGCGTGCGCGTCGGTCACTATGATCAAACTCAGGACATCACATGGTAATGAGTTGCATAACTACGGGGCATGTTTCCGGCATTAGGTGGTCTACACACAATCCGGGGTCGTTCATGACGTGCGAGGATTTGTCGAGGGTGTACGCACTGCCGCAGAACGATAGACTGTTCTTCGACAACTGCCGCAACTGCGGAGCGCCGCCGCATACTCCCGGCGCGAAGTGTGTGTACTGCGGCTCAGGCCCGACACCGCTATATCGTCAGGTAGGAACCAACAACACGCTCGGAGTTGCGCGATGAAGCCGGTGAAGGTAAGGAAGCTGAAGATCGTCGATGGGCGGTGGCACGCACCGGAGGGATTGCCGTTCGCGCTCGACCTCGGCTGCGGCGACAACAAGAAGGAAGGTTGCCTCGGCATCGATAAGTTCGAAACCAAATCAACTGACTTCGTGCACGACCTCACGGTGTATCCGTGGCCGTGCGATTCAGGCATAGTGGACAGCATTCACTGCTCTCATTTCTTTGAGCATCTGTCGGGGCCGCAGCGTCCGTACTTTATGGATGAGTGCTACCGCATTCTGAAGCCGGGATCGCAGTTGACGATCATCACGCCTGATGCTGACTCGCATCGTGCGATTCAGGACTTCACACATGCGTGGCCCCCGGTCTGCGCCGAGTCGTTCCTGTACTTCAACAAGCAGTGGCGCGAGCAGAACAAGCTGTTGCACGGCGCGTACAGTATGCAGTGCAACTTCGACTTCGGGTATGGCTTCTCGCTCGACGCCGACATGGCAGTACGCAATGCCGAGCAACAACAGTTTGCTCTGAAGCACTACCGCAACCACAGCACGGACCTTATCGTCACTTTGACGAAGAAGTAAATCCAACAACGGTAAGGGCGTTGTATGGCCGCGTTTCTTAACGACACTTTTACCGATACTAATAGTACCGATATAACGTCGCACACCGGAGAAACTGGGGCGACGTGGATTCATCTATACCCCGGCGATGCTACCAATCCGACGATTGTTAGCAATCGCCTTGCGTCCCGCAACGGGACGACAGGGATGCACTGGTACCGAGCCAGTGGCGCAGCACCGTCTGTAGACCAATACGTCGAAGCAGTAATTCGCTACGCGCAGGATGGTGGCACTATCGCTTATGGAGACATCAGCCAAGGCGTGATTGCGCGCTGTAGTGGAACTGATATATCCAACATGAACATGGACGCGTATGGGTACGCGTTCGGGTGGAATGACGCGGATAAACGCTGGCAATTGGAGAAGATTCTAGCCAGCAACTACTCATCCGCGCCCATCACGCAGACCAACACTGTCTACGATGTAACGCGGACGGTTGGCGAGTCGCGGACGATCAAGATCGTTGTTACGGGCACGACGACAACGAACATTAAGTGCTATGTCAATAACTATCTTGTTATCGAGTACAACGATTCGACAGATCCAATTACCACGGCAGGGTATGGTGGTTTGTGGGAAATCGGGTACGCATATTCGTTTGAGTTTGACAGCATTACAGGCGGCGATCTATCCGCCCCCGATACCTCATTCCAAGGCAATGCGTTCCAGAGCAGCGCATTCCAACAGTTCGGTGGTGTCCTTGCCGTAGGCGACATCAACCAAGCACTCACGGGGCAGAGCCTTACTGTCACCGGAGACAAGCTCGGCGTCGGCCACGGACTTACTGGACAGAGTGTCGCTGTTTCACGGGGTACGCTCGGTGTAGGTCCGCAGCTTACTGGTCAGCAAGTATCGATCTCGCAAGGGACGCTAGGCGTACAAGTAGGCAGTGATGTCTCGCAAGCGTTGGCGGGGCAGAGTGCCACTGTAAGCCGAGGCACGCTTGCTGCGTCGACAGATCAGACGGTTGCGCTGACAGGACAGAGCGTCACCGTAAGTCGCGGCACACTCGGTGTCGTAGTTACTCAGTCAGTAGCCCTGACAGGGCAGAGTGCCACTGTCTCTCAAGGCACGTTGTCGCCCTCACTGAGCATCATGGTCGGCGCAACGGGGGCGCAGTCGCTCGCCCCCGCAGCGACGACTACGTACTTCTCCACCGGAGGTACGAAGGTCTTCATCAAGTCACACAACTCCGGTGTCTGGAAGGGCGACTACTACCTCTTCCAAACAGAGTTGGGAAGCTTCGGTGGTGCCGGTAGTGGTCGTTACCGTGCGGCTCCGCAGCAAGCACAGATCTCGACAGAAGGCTTCCCCACGCTGTCGGATGCTGCGTATCAGAAGCAGAATCCGTACTTCAACGGTGCAGGGCAAACACAGACGTTCGGTCGCGGCAGCGATGCTGCGCCGAATCAGTACTACGACGATAGCTCACCGTACTCCTACGGTGGCTACATATCGGTGGACGAGGAAGATAACGTCCACTTGATGTACACGCGCATTCGGGCGTTCCACAGCGGCTCTCTGAATGGCAACTACGCTGACGCGCAGATTCACTTCGCATATCAGCACAGCGACATCACGACCAACGCTTACATTGGTCCTGAAGTAACGAAGACCCACCAAGACACGCTCAATACCAACCTCAACGCCTACAACACAGGCGGTCTTGGTGTCTACGGTATCTACACCGACAAAGCGCTTATCTTCTACACGCAGGAGTACAACACTGCGGGTGAGAAGGCGCTAACGGGTAAGGCAGTTACCGTCAGTGGTGGCTTGCTGACCCCGGTCGGATCGAACGGCGTCGAACTGACAGGGCGTGCCGCAACGATCAGCGGTGGCACCCTCACTCCGAGTATCAATGGTGTAACTGCCGACGCAACCGTGCAACTCACGGGGCGGTCGATGACCGTCAGTCGTGGCACGATCATCGCGTCGGACTTCAAGCAAAACTACGTTCCTGCTGTTGTTACGCGCACCAATCGTGGAACGACGCTCGGTGGCTTGCACAGTGCTGAACAGATCATCGCGTCGTTCACGGGCGCAGATGAAGTCTACGCCATCGAAGACTTCTTCACCGTGGTCAAGTCGGGCTACGGTGATCTGATCTATGTAACGTATCTCAGCGGCACAAAGAAGGCACCATCAGTACCGGCGTATGTTGGCTTGGTGGTCATGGATGCGCTGACGCTGAGCGTCACTTCGCACATCCTGACTTCGCTCGGAACGCAGCTTACTCCGGTACTAGGCACAAGCAATTACGCAGCGAATCGCACCGGCTATTGGGTCAGCGTACCCACGGCGCAGACAGTCAAGCTGTCGAACGGTACGAGTGTCACGCAGTACGTGCTTGGTCGGCACGTAGTCCACCTTAGTTGGACGAGCGGGACCAAGAATTCACCGACGCTGACGGTGAAAGCAGGGCCGAGTGTCACAGGCGGGCGCTACCTTGTCGAGTCCTTGCAGTCGTTGGAGCAGAAGGGCGACGAGGTTTATCACGTTCTCGTCGAAGCTTCGTCGTCGTCCGCAACGGGCTTCTACCTTGAATACAACGATGCCACCACTTCTGGCGCATCGTGGACTGTAACAGGCTCTACGGTTTGGACTACTGCATCAGGGTTCAGCAGCGCGAGCTTCGAATCCGGCTTCGCCAAGGGCAAGAAGACGCTGTTCTACGGCGCGCAGCAAGCAGCAGATCCGACATCAGATACACCGGCGCGGTCGTTCACAGCGTGGACAAACTTTTGGGCGGGGCAGCAACCGTACCTGACCGTCGAAGCGGAAGGTCGTGTTGGCCGCGTAACAGTCACCATCGTCAACGCTATCGAACAGCAACTGACGGGGCAGAGCCTTACTGTCTCGCAGGGCAAGCTCGGTCTGGTGCAGCCGCTCACAGGACAGAGCGCAACAGTCTCGTACGGAACGCTGACGCCGACCGTTGGCGGCGCAGCCATCGATCAGCCCTTGACGGGGCAAAGTGTAACTGCGGCGTACGGCGCACTTACTCCGACGATCAGTGTTGCGCTGACCGGACAGGCAGTCACAGTCTCTAAGAGCAACGTCGGTGTCGGCCACGGGCTGACCGGACAGGCAGTCACAGTCTCCAAGGGCAACGTCGGTGTCGGGCATGGCCTGACAGGGCAACAAGCGACGGTACAGCAAGGCACGCTCACCCCGACCATCGGTTACAACGTCACGCTGACCGGACAGAGCGTAACAGTTGCACGCGGATCACTTGCTGCTTCTTCAGGCGTAACGCTGGCAGGGCAACAAGCGACGGTGCAGCGGGGATCGTTCGGGGTGGGGTTGGCGGTAGTCCCGACCGGACAAGTAGCGACAGTTTCGTACGGCACGCTGACGCCGGGGATCAGCAAGGCGCTGACAGGTCAGCAAGTAGCGGTGTCCCGTGGCAGCTTCCAAGTCTTCATGGACTTGGTGCTGTCGGGTCTGCAGATCACGATCTCGCACGGCGATGTTTCCAACGCGATCTCTACAACCGTCAACGTCACTGGGGTCTATGCAACAGGCGAGGTAGGAACAGTAACAGCGGGCGACACGCTGATACCGGAGAGCGCCTACCTGTGGGTGGTCCATCTAGACGATCTGTTGTTCGTGGTGGAGAAGCCGGTCGAACAAGCGCGAGTGGAGGAGCCGGTAGACATCTACGCCACGCTGACCACAAGCGAGCTTTTCCAGAAGACGGACGACGACGAACTGTATGCTGACGCTACACTTGTAGACTAACAGAGAAGTATACTATCGCTATGGACACTGCCAAGAAACAGATCAAGTCCTTCAAGGGCTTGAACAACGTTGTCGATCCGCTTCGACTCGGCGTTGATTGGGCCGCGCAAGCCGACAACGTAGATATCAATTCGGACCAGATGATCTCGCGCTGTGACGGCTACGTACGCAGTACTACCAATGCTGCAATAACCGGGGCGTACGCGACCAAAGACCAGAAACGGCTGTACATCATCGATTCGGGCGAACTCAGACAGGTCAATCCCGACATGACGTACAAGGTGCTGAAGACGGGGCTGAGCAGCGCAAAGGCGTGGTTCGAAGAAGTGAACGGCGTGGTGTTCTATGCCAATGGCACCGACTACGGCATGATCGAACCGAGTGGTTGGCGTCCGTGGGGGATCGAAGAGCCACAGTCGCAGCCCACGCTGACATGGGCCACAGGCAGTATGCCGTACGGGATGTATCGCGTGGCGTGTACGTACGTCGATGACCGAGGCTTGGAGTCGTCCAACAGCTTCGTCGTGGAGACTATCGGCCAAGGGATGCTACAGATCACGAACATCCCACAGAAGGCGGGCTACTCAACCAACGTCTACGCAACGGCGTGCAATGGCACGGTGTTCATGCTGCTGCGTCCAAAGTCAGGCACATCGTGCACGATGGTCGATGAAGTCAGTCTCGGACTTGAGATCGAGTATTGGGATTTGAACGGGCCGCAGGGAACAATCGTTGCTCACTTCGGCGGGCAGATGTACCTGTCGCAGTATTTCCCATCGCAGGATTACACGGCGATCTGGTTCAGTTTCCCGCTGCATTACCATCACTTCGACTTCGGTAGCCAAGGCATCACGGTTCCCGGCGAAGTGCGGATGATGAAAGCAGGAGAGAAAGGGTTGGTGATCGGCACGGACCGGAAGATTTTCGTCTATACCGGGGAAGAACTTTCCGAACTGGCCGATTACGGTGTTGTGTCGGGATGGCACGCAACAGAGTTCGACGGCGATCTGTACTTCTGGTCGCAGCGTGGTCTGTGCACCGTCTTCCCGTTCAAGAATCTGACCGAAGAAACGGTCAGTGTGGCTCCCGGCCAGAGCGCAGGGGCGATGGTGTTGGAGAAGGATGGAATGCGCCGATACATCGTGGCGCTGCGTAAAGACGGCTCAGCTTACAACAGGAGATAGTAATGTCACTGAAACTTAGCACTGGACTTCGTAACGGGATGCTCAACGCGACGGGTTTCACGACCGCGTTCAACGATGGCATCATCTACATCTACTCGGGTCCGCAACCGACCGATGCCGATCAGGCTACGCAAGGCACGTTGCTGCTGCGGATCACGCAGAACAACGGTGCGTGGTCGGCGGGATCGGCGACCAACGGCCTCGGCTTCGACGCGCCCGCATCGGGTGTCATCAGCAAGGCAGCGGCAGAGACTTGGCGTGGCCTTGGCGTAACGGATGGCACGGCGGGTTGGTTCCGGCTGTGCGGTAATCCTGCGGACGCGGGTGGTTCCTCGACTACGCTGCCGCGCATGGATGGCACCGTTGCGGTGTCGGGTGGTGACATGAACGTGGCGTCGATCAGCATTGTGACCAACGCTCCGACAACGCTCGACACATTCACGTTCACGCTGCCGTCGTCTTAATCTTGTGAATGTTCACAAGCTGCTGTTTGGCGAAGGGGCGGCTACATACCTCCCCTTCGCCTTGGCACGTCTACGGGCGTTGGAGAGCATTTCGCCCAATGGATTTCTGTCACAGACATTCATCGTAGACGATGCCACCATCAAGGTGTGGCAGGTAGGCAGGCAGAAGTACATCACCATCACGGTCGGTGGTGGGTTCTACTTCGAATTCCTCACATCAGGCAAGCCAGTTACGTCTGTCGTGAAGCCGGGATATGGCGAGATCTACAACCCACTCGTTGTGGCAACTGATGTCAGCGCCAAGGACGGCAG